GTGGTTGAAATTGTGATACTGATAACGTTAGTCGAGTTGTTGTAGACCGAAACGATATTGCCTGCTGCAAAATTATTATTTGGTACCGTAATTGTACCGCTTGTCGTCGTAACGACTTTACCCACATCGGTCACAGCAAGCGTATACGCCGCAGTTTTGGCATTAGACGGTACGTTACGAACGTTGCCAATTCCGTCCAGAATATTTGTAATCGTTGCACTAGTACCCGTCAGCGTTGTGATATTTGCAGAGCCAAGTGCAATCGCACCAAGCGTGAAACTATCTGCCGTCAGCGTCGTAATGTAAGCAGAAGTTGCTTGGAACTGCGTAATATTGGCAGAACCGCTCGTTAAAGTCGTGATAGTCGCGCTAGTGCTTGTAAGATTACTAACTGTTCCGTTTGTGTAATTAAGAGTCGTACCACTTAACGTAGTAATGTTTGCACTAGCAGTAGAGACGTTACTGATATAAGACGTTGCCGAAACAACATCAGTACCGTTTGACACAAGAATCTGTTTATCACCCGCAGCAACCGATACACCGGTTTGACCCGAGACTTTGACCGTCACCGCGCCAGTGGTGTTGTTGTAGATGAAGTAGAGTTTCTTGTTAGAAGGAACAACGAGGAAGGTATTCGTACCGCCCGTTCCCGTCATCTCGATATACATGTTACGCGCCACGCCCGTCGCACCGTTCGGGATCGTGATCGTCGTAGTGTTACCGGTGGTCATCGCCTGCGTGACATAGCCTGAAATGGCTTGTTCAATCAGGGTGCCCAGATTGGTATTAGTGGTGTTACCCCAAGACCCCGCTTGATCGCCAGTGCCGATCAGTTCGATAGCAAGGTTGGTTGAATATGTACTAGCCATTTATGACCTCATGCCGCAATAGATGTCCAGCCAGCATTTTGATTCGTATTAATCAAACCCCAGACATTGACGGCTGGCGATTGCGAACCAATGTAACCCGTCGCAGAAACACCCAAAACTATAACATTTGCAGTGCCGGTAACGGTGACCGTGCCAAGTTCGCCCGTAGCCTCAACTCCCGTAACCGGTACGATCTTCTCAAGGAAGACTGTGACTGTACCGATCTCACCCGTACTTTCTACGCCCGTGACAGAGAACTTGCAGTCCAGCGAGAAAGATACAGTGCCAACGTCGCCATTAGCCGATACGCCAGAAACCGTCAGGACTTGATCGGTAACAACAAATACCGATCCTGTGGCTCCAGTACCTTCTACTCCATCCGGATATACATTGATACCTGCTGCAATGTAGACGGTACCAACTTCACCGGTTCCTTCAACACCTGTAACTGACAGAACTTGATCAGTTACAACGAAGACCGTACCAAGTTCGCCGGTTGCTTCAGTTCCTGAGACCGGGACAATAATTTCAAGGAAGACCGTGGCAGTTCCAACCTCGCCCGTGCCTTCAAGTCCGGTTTCAATAACGACTGCATCGCCAACAACAACTTCTTCGCTGAGGAAGATTTCAGCCTGAACGCCGTCAACAGCATGGTTGCTATCTGCCGCAACCGTTACCGTACCAAGTTCGCCCGTCGCTTCAACACCGGTTACAAATACATTTGTTTCGCTAGCAACCGTTACAGAGCCAAGTTGTCCAGTGCCTTCTACACCATCAACAAATACGAGAACATATCCAGCCGGGTCTATTGCTGAAATAGGCGCAACTGAAAATGCCGTAAAACCAAGCATGGTTAGGTTACATTACCTGCAACAACACAAGCCGAAGGGTTGATAAACAAAATCGTAGCAACGCCACGAGTTGCGAGAGCCAGACCGGTTCGGTTGGTATTCGTACCAGCGACGTACCCCGTGGTAGTCGAAATGGTCAGACTCAACGTGCCCGTAGAGTTGTTGTACACAGTTACTACGTTACCTGCGCTAAACGTGTTGTTTGGTACAGTAATCACGCCAGCAGTAAGGTTGATGTGCGTACCGTTGTCAGCCGTTGTCAAAGTGTAGTTAGCACCTTTACTGACTTGCGGGATAGTACGAACCAGACCAAGGCCATCAAGGATATTGGTGATCGTCGCACTCGTACCGCTGAGGGTAGTAATCGTCGCACTTGCACCCTTTAGTTGGGTCGTAGCCGTCGTACCAATCGTCGTACCGGTAATAGTCGTAATATCAGCCGACGTACTCGTAAGGGTAGTGATCGTGGCACTTGCGCCTTTCAACTGCGTCGTTGCAGTTGTACCAATCGTAGTGCCGGTGATCGTAGTGATCTGAGCGCTAGTACTATTTAAATTGGTGATGTTACCGCTAGCCCCTTGAAGAAGGGTCGTAGCCGTCGTACCAATCGTAGTACCGGTAATGGTCGTAATCTGAGCGCTAGTACTATTTAAATTGGTGATGTTACCGCTAGCCCCTTGAAGAAGGGTCGTAGTCGTCGTACCAATCGTAGTACCCGTCAAAGTCGTGATGTTGGCACTTGTAGCGGCAAGATTTGTAATAGCAGCCGAAGTAGCCGCCAAACTGCTTATCGTTACGGTGCCGGTTGCATCACCAAATACTGCGCGAGCAGCCGGATAATCTACAAAGACGTTCTTCGTACCTGCGGGGAAGGTAATCTTCTGCCCACTATTACTAGAAGCCAGCACGGTATCTCGGGACAGGCTAGTACCCGCAGCCGTGTACGTACCGACACCAACTTCCCAGTTGGTACCATCAGTAATGGTGTAATACGTGGTATTGCCATCACCGACAGCAGCAAACGTCTGGTACCCGGTGGCTGCACCGGCCAGAGTGAGTGTGCCACTGCCAGCAGTGGTCGTCGTCTCTAAGACGCGATCCGCAAGTACGAGGGCCATGATAACCCCCGATTAAGCAATACGCAGAATCGCAGTCGTCGAAGCAGCAGCCGGGAACTGGATGGTGAAGTTACCAGCCGTCGAGGTCTTATCAGCCCCGAATGCCAGAACCGCAACAGCCTTGTTGCCTTGCGTCTCGTTGTAGATCAACGCGCCGTTCGCCGTCAGCGTAGCCGAATCCCACGTAATATCTGCAAAGTCAATCCATGCAGTCGTGCTGGTCGAAGTCGGTACCTGCGAGATCGTGAGCGTCTTACCGCCCGCCGTATAGTTCGTGCCCGACGAAGACACTTCATTTGACGTAGTGTACGCAGTCGTAGCCGCGCTCAACGTAGCCGATGAGGTATACAACGCGATCTTGAACACATCCGCAGCGGTCGAAGCGCGAACAACGCCGGTACCAAAATTATGAATACCGTCAAGGATTTCTACCTTGAACGATGTCGCCATTGCTTGAGTGATAGCCATTTCAATCTCCTAAATGCGAAGCCGCATCAACAAAACCATTTTCAGTTAAAATACGCCGTGCATTCATCCTTTCGGAATCCTGCGCCTCTTGCAGGTACCTTATAAGCACCTGTTTTAACTCTTCTTCCGTCTCGGTTCGACGAAGACGATTCAATGCCCGTTCAGCAATCTCTTCAGGTGTATAACCACGATTGCTCGTGGTCTGAACGAACACATTTCCAATTTCCATGCCTGCTGCAAAACTCATGACACAGGAATCCTAACTTGACCAGAACGGTAAGCGTCTTGACGATCCAAGCCGTCACCGAGACGTTTAAGAAGTGCCAAGGATTCTTGGTACTTTTGCTCATAAAAATTCATGATATCAGCCTCACCCTTTAAGTAGGTGTAACCTTCACGAATAGCACCGTAGAGCAGTACGGTTTCAAAATTAGTACCCAACCAAGACGTACCATGCGTCACGATAGACACCGGGTAATAGTAGTAATGCAACTCCGCTGTATACGCCGTATCTGGAGTCGGACCAAGGATCATCGAAGTGTCGTCCCAAATCGCGTAATACTTGGGTTTACCCGTGCTGTTGGGCGGTGGGTACGCTGCACGGATGTAGTTCACATCTTTATTAAGCAGGTACTCGTATTCACCGGTCGTAGGATCAATCACGGCTAACGAGAAAGTTGAGAGCCAGTCAGACGGCAACTGAAAGTATGGGAAACTTGCCGTCATCGTGCCCGTCACGTTCTTACGGATCGCCGGAATCTGAACGGAGTTGTAAATCCGCTCCTCAGCCAGTTGCACAAACGTAGGAATATTGGCTACGAAGGTTTGCTCCGTAGATTCACAATACTCCTGAATGAGTGAAACTAACTGAGAGTAATTCACGGAGTCCAACCCGCCCGGACTTTGCCATTCATCTCAAGGTTGATCTGCGACACGAACTTAGTGCCCTTCGTCGCAGCGCCAGCACCCTTCATTTTCATGTGGGTGACGCCCTTGTTGATATCCGTCTCCGGATAGCCGTTGCGACCCGTTGATTCGGTGTTCGGCTTCGGCTGATTGTATGAGGTGTCCTTCATGTGAATTACCTCGGGCCAGAAGAGCCACGCATCGGGCTACGCTGGTTCATGACCTTCGCCATGCCACGACCATACTTCTTCATTTCTGCGTTGGTCTTACCACCAGCACGCATCTTCTTTACGTCAGCGTCCGGATGGGCACCTTTGCCCTTTTTCATATGCTTCTTCAGCATTGCCTTCATATCCATCTCAGTCTCCTAGGTCGTCACGACCGTTACAGTTCCGACTTCGCCTGTTGGTGCAAGATCATTAGGTGTTAACCCTGCATCGTATGCCCTAGCCCCACCCACGGGGTTCCAACCCCACTGGATTTGGCGACTGCCATTCGCGCCGTCGTTACCCGGCGCATAATAACTCAAGTCTGGGCGGGGGTTCCTCAATGCCTGCGGGTCATCTACCGGGTACAGACCTAGCGATAACTGCGGCTGATCAGGCTCCCAACACTCCGGACAGACCAAGATATTCACGTTCTTGGTCTTGATCACCAGACTCTTCAACTGCCTCAATTTGTACTGAAACCCACATCTGTCGCACATGGCGATAGAGTGTTTCCCACTTGCATACCGGTTTGGCATTAGTAGCCACCCAAGAAACTCTCACGGGGAACAAACCGAACCGCTGCCTTTTCCCGGTCCTCGCCAGCCGCCAAGTCCCAAGCCTCGTCGTACTGGGCCTTTAGAACTTGGGTGCGAACATCGGCCCCCGGAATCTTCATGGAGAGCATATAGGCCAGCCCCGCCACCATGCAGGGCAGGAACCGGTACGGCACATCCTGTCCGTTCACGCCAGTACCCGGATCAAACATTCGGCGCAGGCGCGTGTAGTAAAGCACCCACGTAGTTGAGTTATCCGGCTTGGGCCAGACGGTGAACTGCGGATAAACCACAACGTCGTCGGCCCCCGTAGCACCAGTACGGCGGTTGATCCAAATCTGAATTGGCCGACCTGTTGCATTCTTGTTGGGGATAGCGACGTACGTGCTGGAAGAAATACGGGTGATGTTGATGTCTTGCTGATTAGTACCGGAACCTGTACGAATCACGTGGTCAAGGAGGTCTACCGTATCAACCGGCAGATCATAAGTTCCTTGGTTATATGTCAGGGTTTTCGTACCTTCTTCCAACGTCCAGAGGTTGATGCCTCGGTTAGCCCAGTCCATCAACAGCAAAGCAAGACTGCGCTTGGACGTACGGAAGTCATAGCCCGTACGCAGTTCTGCGCCACAACGCTCAAACGCTTCTTCGATGATCGTGTTTAGATCAAGGTTGAAGTCTGTCGTTGCTGTAGTCTTATCGACCATTTTGCTTCTGCCTCTCCTCAATCAGCGTCACACGCACGTTGAGGTCGTTCATTTCTTTCTGAATTTCTTCTTTCTGTCTCTGCCGTTTTTCAGCAGACAAAGGAGAATCAGTTGGTACGCCTTCTGACGTAATCAACGCAGGCATTTTAGACTCAATCTGAATTAAGCGATTACTAAAAGACGATACCTGTCCAAGCAGCCAGCCGATGCTGACCACAAGGATCGGGATCACCATTTTGAGAATCTCGCCCCAGTTCATTACTTCTTCAACCCCTTCAGCGTCTGCGCCAAGCGAGCGCGTTGGCCCATCTTGCCCGGAGCCTTAGCAGCCTTGGCAAGTTTAGCGGCGGGAATCTTCTCGCCTTTCTTCACACCAAGAGCCGACTTCAATGCACCCGGCTTCTTAATTGCATCTTTAATCCAATTCTTAGCCATTCTTTTTCTCCTTACTTACCTTTTTGGCGGTACGAGCGCGTTTTAGCAGCAATGCCCTTGGGTTGCTGTACGAACTGCTTGCCTTGCGCTTTGCCTTTACGCTTGGCAGCGGTGGTGCGGGCGTACTCGGCGGGGCTGAGGGCTTTGATAGCAGCCTCAGGAAGATATCTTTCACCCGTGTCAGTAGACCGTTTACCACTCTTCGTTCTCCATTTCTGCTGAGTCCAAGCCTTCAGCGATTGTTGCGGAGCCTTCATCCTTTGTACCCGCCACCCTTGGCCTTGTACTGTTTAGCAAGTAACTGTGCCTTACGCGCTGACCATTGACCTGCCTTGGTACCCTGCACAGCCCGTCCTTTAATCGAATTAAACAAAGCCTTACGCATACCGGGTTTCGTGTAGTTACCCGCCTCGTTGACTTTGCTCTCGCCACCCTTCGCAAACGTGCGAATGGGCTTGCCCGTCCCAATTACAGGCTTGTCATCTCCACGCCGCTTGGCTCGCGGCACTTTACGAGGAGCAATCGCACCCATGCCTCGGGATGGCATCATACAAATCTCCCACGGGTCTTGCCCTTACGAGCAATCCCATCACCACGTGAAGACGCACTTGATTTAACAACGCCACCCTTACGCATAGCGATACGCACCGGGCGTCCATCTTCACCAATAAAAGCGTTACCTACACGGCTCGGCAGTTTATTGAACGCGGTCTTAGCGCCCTCTGACAAACTGCCCGCCTTCTTAATATCTTCAAACGACTCACGCGCAACTTCTTTAGCAAGTCCCGTGCGGCCTTCTTTCTTGCGAATGTCCTGATAGCGGCGAACATCTTTAGCACGAACAGAGTTCATAAAGTCATATATGTCTTCGACAACATCTCTACCGCTTTTGTCTTTCTTAATTGGTGCGCGGCCAATAGTCTGCTGTACGTCCTGATCTTTAGAAAACTGCTCAGGCTTATTGATCAGCAACTCTTTGTCGTAGTCAGCATACGTAATGTAGTTACGGCCAGCCTTCCTCGCCCTTTTAATAGCACGATCTACTTTGTCTTTTTCTTCTTGGGTAAGGTTTTGTTCCGTAATAGGCCGCTTGCTGCCTGCCAAAGTAGTCAAGAAAGTACGCTGCTGCAGAGGAACTCCAATTGCCCGCATGCCACGCTCAGCAAGACCCAACGCACCTTCTTTAAAACGAGTACCAAATGACTCTTCTTCGGGAGCAGGAGGGGCAGCGCGAGCAGCGGGTACGGGAGCGGCGGGGCGAGAAGGAGGCGCAGCCTTGGGAAGTTCTGCTTCAGTCTTGGGCTTGGCTTTGCCACTATCAATCAGGTACTTGTTGCCACGCCACTCAAAGACTTTGCCTTCGCCAAGTTCTTTAGCCTTGCGCTTGTACGCATCACGAAAAGACAGGTCGTCCAAGTTCTCGCCACGAACAGAAGCGGAACTACGAGCCGTAGACGCATATTGCGAACCAATAGCGCCTAGTCCTTCACCGGCATCCTCATCTTCAACGAGGTCGCCTTCTGCGTACCTACGCTTTCTCATTAGCAAATCTTCCCTTTGGTATGCCCACGTTGAGCAATGCCGTCAGCGCGCTTAGAAGCAGAACCAACCTTAGCACCGCGAGAATAAACTGCGCCGCCACTGGCTTTTCTCTTGATACCACCACCCATCTCACGACCGGGGGGAATCACGGGCTTTTCCGGCAACATCGACGGAGGAATCATATCCATAGACGGATTGCCCGGATCAGAAGGCTTCATGGGCTTTTTGGCCTTCTTAGCCTTCATTTCCATCATGTCGTCTTCGTACTCACGGGCAAGGTTTTTCATTAGCAATATCCGCCTTTGTTCATCTTGATCATCTTGCCCTTGGTCTTGCCCTTACTGGCAACACCATCAGCAGCGCGACGATACGAACCGCCAACAGAGCCACCTTCTTTGTAGCCCTTAACCATCGCACGACCCATCTTGTCAGCCGTACGGCTCTTCATAGCGCGACCGGCCTTATCAGCCATCTCGCTCATTTCATGCTTAATCATCGACTTCGGAGCGCCTTTCTTCTTCATGAAAGACACTTCCTTCTTCATCATCGCTTTCGACTCTTTCATAGTTCCTCCAGAACCAAATTTGCGGCCTTTATCGGCCTCTGCATAATCTTTGCCCACACTCTGAGGTACGCCAACTTTCTTGGCAAAAGCGGGGCTGTGAGCAA